TCTAAAAGCCGCGATACCTGCTGGAAGCGTATTCTGAGTAAGCTCGTGAAAGGCATGTTGAAAGATGACGGTCTGGAAGGAGAACCTAAATTGGAAACGCTGCGGTGAACCAGTTTGAAAGATGTAAGCCTTTTCACCGCGAGTATCGCCGGCTCTGATGTTTCGTCTACCTGGAACATGTTTTCCGGAGGGAAATTCCGCTATAGTGTTATAGCTACTTCTAGGATTTGAGCCAGTTGGTGAGGCAGCCTTCTTTTTTAGTAGTGCGAAAGCCTTGACACGCTTGATCGCCCGCGACAATGGAAAGAAAGATGCTGCCGACATTCCCGTCTCTACCAAAAGTGTCCTTACAGCAGCGCGGATAAAAGCTTCACCAGCATCTCTCCACGCTACTGTAAGTTCACTATGCAAACCAACTCGTCGTGACTTGAAATCGCTCATCTCTGCCAGACGTTTCTGGAAGAGTTCCGCTCCTATAATTTTGACTTTGACCCTAGCCACTATCTTATCCTTGAAGCACCTAAAAACTTGTAGAGTTCTCCACGTTGCTCTTGCTCTTCATAGTCACGAATCTGTTGGTATGCTATCAACTCGGCTTGAGACCATACGCTGTTCTCGTCCCAAGCTGTTGATACACCCGATGGAACTAGGCCGAAGCGCTCACAGGCTCGCCAGATGGCATATTGCTCTGTTCGGAACTGTGGGAGGATCCGTTTCTTAGCGCTCGAGCCTGATCGGCTAAAAAACGCTTGGTTGCCTCATCGATCTTGGATTGATTCAAGCCGCAGGCGTCAATGACAATACCTTCAATACGCGAAACTTCCATGTTCGAGAGACCGGCACTCTCCATCTCTTTACGCCAACCAGACCAGGTGGACGGTTCGGAGATGTTGACAGTCTCCCACTCTAACTCTTCGGTCGCTTGTAACGACTTCAGAACCATCCAATCATACTTCCGCATCGACCAGTCGTGCATCTTACGCTTGTAGTCTGCGTTTTCAATGTCTTGCGACTGAATACCGCCAGGTAACATCCTAGTAGGTGGGCTCGGGACTGGATCTAGCTTAGTATGATCTTCGTAGGAGAGGATAGCCTGAGCCTTAAAAACTAAGTTCTGTTCCTTACGAGGAATAACAATAGTTTCAACATTTGGACCCTCAATACGCTTACCATGCATCTTCATATATCGTTATATCCTTAGAGTCCGGGCCTGGAGTTATTAGCTCCAGGCCCGGAACTAGATTAGGGGGAACCAGCCGACTGCGCCGAGCGAACCGGCGAAGCCTCAATCGTGTTGCAGCGACCCGTAACGGCGATAGCACCACCGCGAAGGTCATGATCCAAAGAGTCCCACCGGAAGTCGGGGAAGGTGATGAACTCCTGGTCACCAGTAGCACAGTTAGGAACGTGCTGCAGAATCATGTCTACAGCGTAAGGCCTGCAGAGGTCCGCATCCGTTGATACCCACGTCGCAGCTTGACCGCGCTGCTTAAGAGCATCCTCAACTGTGGGCGGTCCAGCCGGGCTAGTATCACCTGTGATATACTCCCATACGAAGTCGAAGGTAACATCCATGGGAACCTCGTCCCCTAGACGGACCTCGTCAAGACGACCTCGGTCAAGAATATACTCTACGTTACGGTTCTCAGCGTAGGTAAGGTTTCCCTCACCAATCTTTACCGTAATGCTATTTACAGGTGAATCACCATCTTGTATGACGATGAACGTATCCTTCAAGTCAATGACGAGAAACGCCGGATGGCGAATCTCTGCTAACAGGAACTTCATTTCTTTTTCTCCTTAAGTTGTGAGTTCAATTTCGTAGTGTCCCTCAACAGAAGATTGAGTCAGAGCATCCTCAGGAGTAATACGGCCAAAATGATTTAGCTCTAAGAAGTCTCTCCTGCCGCGATTTTGCTGGAGGATAAGACAACCTAAGAACGATTGGTCATCATCAGGACCATCTCCGAATCGAAAAGCTTCGATGACACGGGTAAAGGCGTTTTGAACCAAACCCGCATATCGATGTATTCGATGATAATCTTTCTCATCAAAAGCTGAGGACACTAGTATGTTAATTTCTACGCGACCTGTCCAGCATCCTCGATTTACTTCTAACCATCTAGGCCCGTCCATACGAAGTTCTAAATAGTCTTTTAGATCCCTCGTGGCGCGGTGTTGTCCCTCTATAAAGAGTGGTAAGGTAGATTTTCTATCGTCAAAATGTTTGCTAACTGATGCGAAAATCCAGCGTGCCCAATTGGTGTTGACGCTCACGATATCGTTCCTTCAACACCAATACCATTATCCAAAGTTAGCCACTTCTCTTTAGCCTGATTCTCTACAGCTGTGATTATTAAGCGAAAAGTGGCAATACCAGGCCAACCTTCGAAGCGTTCTACTTCCTTGATGTCGAATCTTTTAGTATCGAATACTAACATATCATCGAGATTAGGAACGAAGAACCTAGGAAGGTCCACTTGGTCCAGCAACACCTCACTCGTGCTTCTATCGAAGAAGGCACCTTCTGTGAAGTTGTTACCGGCTTGGATGTAGTCTAGATCGTAAGCAAACTTACGCTGTGTTGAACGCGGCAGCACAGGTGCACGATCCACCTGCACCAACTGAAACGTTCTTATGATCTTACCAGTTGTAACATTTTGACTAGATGTAATTGGCCTATAAATATCAACGTGCTTACCCCACTGCCGTTTTAAGGTGTAGAGTAGAGCACGATGTTTCTTTAGTAAATTGGCCATACTACCTTAAGAACCCTCCTGGCCGGGAGAATTACTCCCGACCAGGAGGATCAACTAATTAGCCAAGCATGACACAGCCGAGGCGACGATCAAGGACCTTGACACCGAGAAGCATGTCGGCCGTTACACGGTGACCCTGCGCCTTACCATCGTAAGTGATGGTGACGCGCATGGACATACCATTGAACGACGCGACGAACGAGAGCGCACCCGTGCCAGCAGCCGGGGCAGCCAGAGGACGAGTAACCAGAGTCAGGGCATTACGATGGAAGGCCCAGTTGTAGTTACCGTCCGGGCCGAGACCAACCACATCGTTATCAGCCAGAGCCACGTCGAGAGCCTTGTTCACCAGGATCTTGGTCGCTGTAGGAGCACCAACCGTATAGACGCTGGAGAAGTTCTCCTTGAGGCCAGCCCCACCCTTGAACGTGGCAAGCTGTCCGACCTTGGTAGCTACACCGACCGTGTCTACCGTCAGGATCTTCGTGTAACCAGCAGCGTAGCCAGCCACAAAGTCGATCAGCGCGTGCTGATACGTAACGATAGCCGCGTTATCCGCAACCGGATAGACGAGGCCAGGGAATACCGTGATGCTAGTCGTGGCACCGAGCGTCTCGGCGTGCGCCGTGACGCGCTGAGGCGTCATGTCACCGGCGATGGTAACATATGCACCAGTCGTCACAGCACCGGTGTAGCCGTCTACCGTCATGACGGTCGTGCCGGCAGGATAACCAGCCGCCAGGTTGATGGCACCAACACCGATACCAGCAACCAGAGCACCACCAATGATCGTCGGGGTGTTCTGAGCCATCCAGTGGTTGATGCCGAACTTACGACCCAGCGACGCCTCGCGGAGAGCCGTGCCGTCGTCACCCGTAGCGTCAGCGGCGATCAGAGCATCGACGCTGAGGAGGTCACCTTCCGACCCAGGAGTCAGAATCAGGTTACGACCGGGCTGCGGGCACTTGTTGTCGTTCAGCCGCTCGCGAACGCCAATCAGGCTCTGCTTCGTAGCAGCAACACCGAGTTGGCCAACGACGTTGGGCGAACCGTCGTCCAGCGTGAGGAACTGGTAGACGTTACCGAGAACAACCTCGTCGATGATCTGCGCAATCGAGAGCATCGCAGGCTCAAGATAGACTTCCCTGAGGACAGAGAAACCCTTCGACTCCTCACCGTCCTTGATGACGAACGAGGTGTGAATATGCTGGTCGAGACGGACAGCCACGTTGGCAGCCGTCGCATCCTGCGTCGTTACCTCGTCATCGTCGATCTTACGAGCACCCGCAAACTCAGCCGGGCGACGGGTGTTGACCGTATCACCGAAGCTAGCGATCTCATCCTCGAAATCACGGTGGACAAGGTTAGCCGCCACCATGTTGTTCTCGAGGATCATTAAGCTCTCTTGAGCCCAAATCTCCGGAACAAACGCATCCAGATCGTTAGCAAAAGGAGGCGTCCATACACTACCTAGAATCATCAGAAGTTTCATTTTTATTCCTTAAAATTTCAGCTTACCATCTTTGCGCGCCTGACGATAGGCCGCAGGATCAGAGGCAAGCTTTTTGGCGTCAAGTTTCTTGCCGGAAGGTTGGTTGTTAGCACCAATTCCTCCGACCCCAGTTCCTTTGAATAAGTTCTGGTAGTGTTCTAACTCTTTCATACGTTTGACAGCTTCGGTCGGATCTAGGTCAAGCGCAACGGGCTTGCCCTCTTTATCCGTATCACTGAATCGAATCTTGGGAACAAACTCGCCCGTTGGCTTACCCGAATCGTCTAGTTTTTCGACGAGTCGTGTGTCAGACTGCAATAATGCAACAATTTGCTGCGGGTTATACGCATCATTTGTTGCGGCTGCATCTGTGATGGACCGCTTAATAGCAGAATTGACGTAACGATCCTTCCAGTTATCTCGTTCCTTCGCAAGAGAAGAGACGACATCGTCATGCTTCTTGAGAAGCCTCTCTCGCTCCTTCTTAGCTAGCTCCTCCTTAGTAAGTAGCTCATTTTGCATCTGAGCAATACGCTTATCTAAGTCCTCACGCTCTTCTTGAGTGAGTCGCGACTTGGACTTGAGGGCTTCAACTTCGCTGATGGCCTTCTTAACCTGCTCCTGATGCTTACGCTTATCGTCAGCTAAAAGACGGTTCACATCATCTTGTGTGAAGGTCTTTTTACCATTGGGGAGTGGTGGTGTATCCTCATCAACAGGAGGCTTCTCTTCAGGAGGAGCATCCACAGGAGGCTTGTCTACAGGAGGAACATCAACAAACGCCGGATGGCAAATATTTGCCAGAATGAACAACATTTTCATAAATTTCCTCAATATACCTCAGTGAGTCCCGTTTTTACCCTCGTTGACTAGTCCCTTGATGCATTCATCATCTAAATATTGTTGGACTACCATACGAGTCTTTTTGGCATGATCCTTGTCTTTAATGATTTTCTTTTTACTATCCTTATCTGATTTAGTAATCAACTGATCAAGACACGCATCAGTTTTATCTAAAGCAGCATCTAATTCTTGATCGAGAAGAATACGCTTGTCCTTCTTAGCAGTCATAGCTACTCCTTATCCTTCTCGTCATCGACGTCTAGATTAGGAAGGTCAGCTAGTGCTTCAATAGCGCGCTGTGAACGTATTGCTATCTTTAGCGTCTTGGCTTGTAAAAGATCGTATTTTTCTTCCCAGCTATTGAGCTTCTTAATGAAGAAAATTACTGTAGCAACATAAAGGGCGACTTGAGCCAAGACGACCCATACTAGGATGTCTTGGACACCACCGCTTAGTAGTTGCGAATCGGGCATTCCTTGAGCTAGTAGTAGCATTAGCTTGTCCTAAAGATGTTCACTTCGTGTGGATCGCGTAAATACGGAAGTAAATATCTCCAAGCGGTAATGCTTGGTATACCTGCCACTATTTGAGAAGGCGGGGGCTCCTTCTCATAGGTAGCCCTAATAGAACTATAACCTTGAGAGCGTAGATAGATATTCTCGAACTCCAACTCTGGATCAACTCCATCCAGTAGGGCCAACGCTATCTCAGATGTAGCGTTTTTAACATCGTTCGGGATAAGCGTATCATCATTACGAGGAAACTGATTTTCCTGAGCGTCTGATGTCTTTGCTCCTAGGAAGTTGAGCCTATCTATGATACTCGTCGCTTGGGCGAGGCCACGACGGCGCTCATCACTGGAAGCTAATTCCCAGGGACGAATGTTCAAGCGATCGTTGAAATACGCGTCAGCTTCTGTAATGGTAGTATAGCTAGGCATTAGCCTCTCCCCTCACGGGCGGCTGCGTGTTAGCATTTTTATCTACGTTACGAGACTCTGTTTTCTCGTCGGAGCCATCTGTTGGGGTTCCAGCATCAGCGACACCGCGCGATTGGAAACCACCTTGTGACTGCGAGGCGGCAATACGGGCTAGACGACTAGCATGATCCTTCTCAGCTTGTTCAGCTTCACCGGCAGGGTAACCACGTATTTCACTAGCTGTCTTTGTGCTCACGAAACCAGCCTCATGGTCAGAACGTATGGTCTCAAAGTTGGTCTCTACGACATCGGCTTTCTCGATTTCCTGCTCGATCTTTGTCAACACGTCGATAGGAACCTTAGCACCAACAGTTACACGCGCGATCTGTTTGCAAATCTCTTTCTTATAGGTGGCAGATGGGGTGCCATTCTTGAGCTTCTCTAACTCAGAAGCCTCAGCACGACGATCAGCATCTGTGCGAAGCTGATAGTTGTCAGGATACTTGATATGAGGAACTTCATCATTACCCTCATACTCAGTCCAAATCTTAGCTATCTCACGCTCGCCAAACTCTAACTCTAAGCCGATATAAGATAGACCAGCTTCTAGACCCTGATTGTCAATCTGCTTGGATTCTGCACTTGCACGAACAGCCTTGATATTAGTAAGGGCTAAGTTGATCAACTGACGAATCTCAGCAATCATCCTATCTTGCTTCTCCATTGATGCTATCAATGGTTCGGAGGAAGGATGAATGAAGCCCGGACGTTCAATACCTTTAGGATAGCGTCTGCCCTGAGTCACACCTACGTTGATGCTAGCTGTCTGCGAGGTTGCGCCTTCGGCAGCCGTGCCCGTTACTTGGCCCTGCCTGTTGGTGAGTAGGTCAGCACCAGCAGCATACTGTTCTGTATAGAACGGATAGTTAGCCTTAAGCACGTAGTTAACATCACTGCTACCCATATTTAGTAGAGCAATCTGGTAGTCGGCAATATCTTCTAGCAACGAGTTTGTCAATTCTAAGATAACGAACGGTATACGTGTTAGGGCTAGGAGTTTTTCCTCTTGGACAAGCTCCGTAGAATCCTTCTTAAAGAACCTGATCCTCACACCATTTTCTTCTAGGGTCATCAGCCTGAAATGCGAATCTTCCCTATTCACTAGACCAGTATCATTATCAACACCGAAGAAATGATCCTCAACCAGCACGGAGTCTAGTTCGCCAATTTCGTTATAGTGCCAAGAACGGATGTCTTCAGCTTGATAGTAGTATAAGTATGGCTGAGGAAGGGGTGTTGCTAATGTGCGCTGTGTCTGTAATTCGGGGCGATCAACATAGATTCCTA